GCCAAAGGTGAAATTCAGAGAGAAGATGATTATTACATAGAAGCATTTATAAAGTTGTTTAAAATGCTTTGTTTTAAAGGGCTAGAAGTTGAAAAAGAGTTAAATAGAGAAATGACATATTACGAAAGGCACAATGGATTTAAAGATGGATGAAAGGAAAATTAAACTATGAACGAATTAGAAAATATAGACTTAAGACAATTAATAGAAACAGAAGTAGGACAGAGATTCACAAGGGATAACAAAATATGTTGTCCCTTTCACTCAGAAAAATCGCCATCTTTCAGTATCCGTTTTAATTCCGACAATAATAAATGGCAATGGAAATGCTTTGGGGGATGTAACACATCAGGGGATGCTTTAGATTTTATAATGAAATATAAGGCTTTGGATTATAAAGCCGCTAGAGAATACCTGGGTATGGAAAATAAAAAAAGTGATAAAGAGCTTGAATTTGAAAAAGTAAAAAGTTTTATTGACTGGCAAATTAAAAAAACAGATTTTAGAAAAGATCATGAACTTAAAGGTTTATTTACATTTGTCAATGAAAGAAATGAAGTTGTTTACTATAAAGCCAAATTCCTTAAACCAGATAGGAAGAAATGCAGCTCTTATTATCATATTGAAGGAGATAAAGTTGTTAATTCAAGAGGAACCGATGAAATACCTTACAATTTATATAATGTTTTAGAGGGGATGAAAACTGGGAAAACATTAATCATAGTTGAGGGCGAAAAAGATGCAAATACAATAAATTCATTTTTTAAAAATAATAAATATGTAGCGACATCAGTAAAGGGAGTTAAGGATTTTTCAATTCTTAATGCATTATATTCATCTATATACGTAATAAAGGACACAGGGGTAGCTGGCGAGCAATATGGGAAAAAACTTTTTGAAGAGTTAAATCCCCCTTTAGAAGATTATGAGCAAGATAGACCAGCCTTTAAATTTATAAATTTACCAGGATTAAAATCATTAGGGGACAACAAAGATGTAACAGATTGGATAGAAGCTGGGCATGATAAAAATGATTTATTAAATGCGTTTAGAAGAAGCTTAGATATTAATTCTAGATATGATTTACAGCAAGATTTTAGAGGAATATATAAACAAATAATAACTAAACAAGGGGATTGGACAAAAATATATTTAACTGATTTTAACTTGCTAGAAGCTAAAAGAATGAAATATGTAGATGAAGATAAAGAGGGAGTTAAACTCATACTAAAAAGTTGCACTGGTGAAATAATAGAAAAAATAGGACCATCGACTGTTTTTGATGACATAAAAAGTTTTAAAAATTTCCTAGGGACTTTAGACTTAGCCTTTAAAGGGAAAATTGATGATTTAACTGAACTTAAGAGTTGGATCAATATGTATTGGGCATTAGAAAATGAAGAGTTGCACCAGGGGATAAAATTTTTAAGACATAAAAATGAAATTAAGTTAATAGCAAATGAAGGAGCAATAACTTTGAATAACATAGATTACACTATAAAAGCTGATAAAGAAAATGATATAGAAATATTAAACAATGATTTTATAACTAAAGATGAATTAAATGAACTTAAGAAAAGAATATTTAGATTTGCAGCAAGTGATAAGACAATCCCCATTATAGGAACTGTTATTAATAATTTAGCTGTCCTTCACAATCAAGAATTAAAAAATAAAATGCATCATTTACTTATGGTAGGAGAAAGTGAATCAGGAAAATCTACTATATTAAGTAATGTTATAGCAGCAATATTAAATTATCCAGCGAAAGAGATAAAATCAATTGGGTTAATATCTAATTTTGCATTTATAAAAGATTTAAGTTCAGGGAATTATACAAGTTTATATGATGAATTTAAGCCAAGCTCTTTAGATAAATATAAAATACAAAAATTAAGTGAAGAAATTTATATGATAGAACAACAATAACCAGGGGAGATAAAAGTTTTAAAAATAAAAACTTCCAACTTACAAGACCAATAATAATAGCAGGAGAAGAAAGCTACCCAAACGGAGAAAAAGCTCTTATAGAAAGAAGTTGCATTGTCTATTTAAGTAAGAGAGAAAGAACTGAAAAGAACAGTGAAGCAATGATGTGGCTAACTAAAAACAAAGAGCTGATGAACAAGCTAGGAAGAAGTTTAGTTGATACAGTTATAAGTATGAGTGTTGAAGATTATGAACTTATAAGAGAAAAAGTTGAGGCAAATATCAAAGAGTTAAATAACAGACCTTTAAATACAGCTATAAATATTGCTGCAGGAATTGAAATATTCAATTTACTATTAGCCAAACATGGAATCAATCAATTTGAAGGATATGAAAGTTACATAGTTAAAAACATCAAAGAAGAAGTTCTCGAAGGGGGAGAAGAAACTAAATCTACAGTTGAAAGAATGTTAGTACTTTACAATCAAATGCTTGAAGATGGAAGGGCTGGATCAACGGAAGTTGTTAAAAAGCAAGGAGATGGACTTTATATTAAAACATCAGAAATGATTAATGAAATTTTTGATTTTATAAATAAAACTGCATCTGCTGAAGTTGTTCCTTTAAAATTAAAAGATTTTAAGAAGCAAGCTATGAAGGCTGGATATCTAATCGGAACTGGAACATCATCAAAAGTTATTTTTGTGAATAAAAAAAGTATAAGATATGATGTTTATTCAGTAGAAAGAATGAAAGAGCTTAATATTCCACAAATAATTGAGCCTGATTTTGCAGAGGAAGCTAGTATAGATAAAGATGGAAAGATAATTCAGGGGGTTTTTTAAAGGGGGAAAATAAATGTTAAAAACTTTAATAAAGATATTAAAAAAACAGAGACATATGCACAACTGGGAGCTTATAAGATATTCTCCAATCAACTTATACAGGTGCAGTAAATGTGGGAGATATAAGATTTAAAGATTTAAAAGGAGATGTAATGATGGATAAAAAGAAATTTTTAAAAATATTTGAAATGGCTATAGAATCAGAGGAAATAACAGAAATAACTATAAAAATTTTAGGTTTAATGGGACCTGAGTACACAACATTTGGAAGAGAAAAGTTTAATGAGATGTATGAGTATTATAAAAATAATTCTGATGAAAGAATGCGATTAAAGCCATATTGTATCGATATAGTAATAGAAATAGATTTTAAAATTAGGTAGTCAAATAATAAATAAAAAGGTGAGTTGAATGTTAGACGTATTAAAATTTATATTTCAAGACTTTATACATTGGTTAGGAGCAGTGGTATTATTAAGTGTAATATTTGAAGGAATTGGTGGGATATTTAAACCAAAATAAAATAAATGTTTTAGGAGGGTAAAATGAAAACTATAAAATTAACAGCAAGTGAAATAAGAACATTGAAATGTTTTTTATATAGTAATCCTTGTTCTAGCGGATGTGCATATCCAGAAATGCAAAGATCTAAAAAAGATTGTGAAGAGTGTAAATTAACAAAAGATATGTATTCTATAATAGATAAACTAGAGATACTTTAAAGTCGCAAGAAACGAAGATAAATACAAGGAGGGAAATATGAAAAATAAAATGTTAGAAAGGCGTTTGTTTACGGCAGTTGGAATGAGTAATGTACTTTTAAAGCAAGCGGAAGGTTTAATGAAGGAAATTAGTGAATTAAAAAAAATATATTCTATAGAAGATTTAGAAAAGTCTAGCGAAAGGTTGCTTGAGGTAAGTAAGAAAATTTGTGAAACAAAAAGAATATTAGACAAGATTAAATAGAAAGGAATTTAATAATTGGAAGAAAATTTATTCAAAAAGACGGAATATGCTTTATATAATTATAAAGATTTAGAT